AAAAATGATAAGTTAGAATACAATATAAAAGCTCAAGAAAGAATCTTTAACAAATTTGTAGAAGATCTTCCTGAAGGAGCAAAAGTAGAAATATTTGTAAGTGTGTCTGGTGATAATGGAACTAATGCACAGATTGCTAAGATTCATGTTATGATTAGACAGCTTGCAGATGATTTAGGATATTCATTTAGTGAAATGAAGCTACAAATCAAAAGACAAGCAGGACTCTGCTTTAATAAAGGGGGGTCAGAATACTGCAAGTCTTTTGGTGATTGTAGTAAATTAGAATTAAGTTCTGTTATACAAGAATTAATAACTCTAGGTGATAATATGGGATCTAATCTTCGTTAGAAGTTTTAGATTCCTTTTTATCATTTGTTGTTTTATCTTTTTTAATTTCTTTATCTAATAAAGCTTTAGCTTCACCTTCCCAATTTTTTTCTGCTTCTGCTCTAGTTTTTTCATATGAAATTTTAGCATCATCATAAAGATTTTTAGTATCTTTTTCTGTACCTGCTACAAAAGAATTAATTAAATTAGAGACAGTTTCATCATAAGGTTCATCAGTTATAATAGTATGACCTTGTTCAGCAGCTTGATGATTTATTTCACTAACTAAAGTCATTAATGTCCAAATAGAATTCATATATGGATCATAAGGTGCATCTTTAGGTACATCTTTAAATCCAGTTCTTATATGTGCTAATATTTGCATTATTTTTTCTTCATTTTCTAAAGTAAATAAATAATTTAAAGCTTCAGAAATATAATCCCTAAATACACCTGCAATAGGAACATTAATTACTGAATCACGATTAATTGTTACAGTTTTACCCGCAGTTATTGCTTTCTTGGCAGCTTGGAGATGTTTGTCTATATCTTTTTTGGATAGCTTTTTTGCTTTTTTCATAGTGACTTATTTGTTTTAATGTATTTTTACTAAATCTAACACTTGTTTTTTTTATATATGGTGTCTTTAAGACATTTTGTAAATACTCGTAAGAATTTAAATATATCATTATGCAAATATATAAAAAATTATTATATTTGTAAACCTTTTAAAACCAATTATTAAAAATGGAAAATAATTTAATTGAAATGACTAATTATATACAGTCATTTATAGATAACTTTCAAGATAAGTATAACAAAAAACTTAAAGTTGTTGTTCTTAAATCTAATAAAAAAAATACAGATGAAGATGTTTCTAAAATTAAAATATTAGAAAATTTAGTTCTGAAAGCAATGCATAAAAAATATCCAGAATTATCTCATATAAGGTCTTTAAAAGTAACAAGTAGAAGAAGAGAAGTTATTGTTTGGGTACAAATATATTCTTACTTAGCTTATGAATTGGGATATACTTTAATGTATATAGGCCAGTCTATAAATAGAAATCATGCTACAGTTATACATAGTATTAAAGTAGCAAAAGATCTGTTGTCTATTAGAGAAACAGATTTTGTAGAAGTTTATGAATTAGTATTAAAATCAATACAAGAATATGTGGGAATTATTTCAACAAATGTTAAAGGAGGGTATGACACCAAATCAATTCTTAATTCTTTACGGGATAAAGAAGAGTCTGTCATTACGCTTGCCTGATACTGAAGATGCAGTAATGCATTTAGCAGCAGAAGGATTTATAAAACTTGATAAAAAATCAAATATTAAATTTGATCTTACTGTTAAAGGTAAAAAGGTTATATCAAAATTTGAAAATTATTTTATTAAAGCTAAAAAAAGAACTAGTATTCAGTTAATGGGTAAAAGTTTTAATCTTAAATTAAATGAATATAGAAAAATATTTCCTGCAGGTAAATTACCTAGTGGTAAACCAGCAAGGGTTAATGTTAAATCTCTTGAAAATTCATTTAGATGGTTTTTTGAAAATTATGACTTTAGTTGGAATGAAGTAATGAATGCAACTAGAATGTATGTTAATGAATATAGAGATAAAGAATATATGTATATGAAAACTAGTCAATATTTTATTGCTAAAGAAGGTAAAAACAAAGTTAAATCATCAGATTTAGCTGATTATTGTGATATGATTAGAGATGGTGTACAAACAGAAGAGGATCACTTTAAAGAAAAAGTAGTATGAGTAATAAAGCATGGAATGGTCAATACCAATCTTTTAATGAAGCACTTAAATATATGCTTGACAGACAGTCAGGTAAGGAGAAATCCATATATACACCATGGCCTAAATTTAATGATGCTGTAACAGATGGATTAGAGTGGAATACTCTTACTGTTATAGGAGGTAGGCCAGGATCAGGTAAAACATTAATTAAAGATCAGATAATAAGAGAATCTTTTGTATTAAATCCTGAAGATAAATTTAGAGTATTAGAATTTCAATTTGAAATGGTAGGTAGAACATCTGCTCTTAGAGAGTTTAGTTCTATTACTGGTAAAACATATAAAGAATTGTGTAGTGCAGGATCTGTATTATCACAAGGGGATTTTGATAAATGTCACGCATATGCAAAAGATAGAATCAAAAGTCCTGTTGATATTATTTCAACACCTATGACTGTAAATCAAATGCGTGAGCAAGTTGATAAATACATGAATGAACATAAGGGTCAAAAGACTATTATTACATTAGATCATAGTATTCTTGTTAAAAGAGCACCATATCAAAATAACAGATTAGATATGTTATTTGAATTAGGTGAATTTTTTACACAAGTTAAACGTGAATATCCTTGTATGTTTATATGTTTGTCACAACTTAATAGGAATATAGATAATCCAGATAGAGCAGTAAACGGTAAGTATGGTAATTATGTATTAGAATCAGATATATTTGGTTCAGATGCAATGTTACAACATGCTGATACTTTAATAGGTATTAACCGGCCTGCTAAACAAAAGATTAGATTCTATGGTCCTGATAGATATATAATAGAAGATGAAAAAACATTAGTTTTGCATTTTCTTAAAGCAAGAAATGGTGATACACGTATGAGTTTCTTTAAAGCACAATTTGAAAAAATGCAAATAATAGAAATGGACACACCACCTCAAGAACAAAGAAGGTAAAAATTTAAAATATTAATATGGGATTAACACCAACAGAACGTAAAGCAAAAGTTGCAAAACTTAGAGAAGAGCATGAAGATTACTTCCAAAAAGAAGGTAAAATTAATGCACTATATATACCAAAGATGGCATATAGACCATCAGGAAAAGATGAACTACATGTATCATTTTTTCCAAGTGAACTAGAAAAAGGTAGAAATATTTACACAGAATTTGTAAGTATTGATTATGACACTGAAGATCCTAAAAGAACTTTGTATTTCTTAAAACATAATCCTCATTGGAAAGAAGAGTATGAATTAGTTACAAGTAACTCAGGATTTGAAAGACATATTGTACCTGTAAGTGAACTGAAAATTATAAATGATGTAAATTCTAGAAGGTCTCCTATTAAAAATAAGGTAGAACTTAAAGATTTTATTAAAGTAAAGGATCCTGAAAAAAGAGAAATAGTAGATGTTCTTATTGGGATTGAGAAAGCATTATTAAGTATAAACAAAAAATTAATTAAAAGATAATGGCACAAAGTGTATTAGTTATAGCTGACTCAGGGTCAGGTAAATCAACATCAATTAGGGATTTAGATCCTAAAGAGACATTTATTGTTAACATTGCAAATAAACCTTTACCATTTAAAGGATGGAAAAAGAATTATACAATGATTAGTAAAGATAATCAAAAAGGTAATATGACAGGAGTATCATCTGCTGCAGGGATTATTAAAGCTATGATGCATGTTAATGATAAAATGCCTCATATAAAAAATCTAGTAATAGATGATTGGCAATATATGTCAAGTTTTGAATACTTTGACAGGGCAGATGAAAAGGGTTATGATAAATTTACCTCTATTGCAAAGAATTTAGCACAAGTTGCTAAACTTCCTAAAGATATGAGAGAAGATTTATATATATTCTTTTTAACACACTCTGAAGAAAGTACAGATGTGAATGGACACAGAAAAGTTAAAGCAAAAACTGTTGGTAAAATGATAGATAATGCATTAACTTTGGAAGGTCTATTTTCTATAGTTCTATTTGGCAAAGTTGTCAAAGGAGAAGATGATAAATTAAGTTATGTATTTGAAACAGTTAATAATGGAGAAAATACTTGTAAATCACCAGACGGTATGTTTGCTGATGCACGTATAGATAATTCATTAAAAGTTGTTAAAGATGCAATTATTGAATATGAAAATTAGTTAAATTATGAATGAAGTTAAAAATAAAATTATGTTAAATACTAAAGATATGTCTGCAGGAAGTGGTAGACCAAAACCAGTTATGAGTCCAGGTAATCACAAGGTAAAGATTAATTCTATTACATTTGATAAAACACCATATGATTCAGAAGCATATAATATTATGTTACATGTAGAAACTGAACCAGTTACAGGTGATTTTGAAGGTTTTTATAGAGATATGAATAATCAATCTCTTGGAAGATATGAAGGTCAAGTTGGTAGAATTAGAATTAGTCCTTTTCCATTTAAGGATACTACATTACCAAGTGGTAGAGAAATTAATAGAGACCAAGAAGTATTAAAGTCTATGATTAATTTAGCTGAAGTACTTAATATGAGAGATGCTTTAGATTCTATTGAAGCAGAAACTATAGAAAAATTTATGGTTGAATGCAATACATTATTTACTGAAGGTCAAAAAGGATCTAAGTTTATTAATATATGTGCTGGATCTAGAGAATGGGAAAATAAAGAAGGTTATATAAATGATGATCTTTATTTACCAAGAATGTCTAAAGATGGTATTCCTATGGAAGCAGTAGATGCAGAAAATTCTAGATTATTATCTTTTGATAAAGCTACACATGTTAGAGCTTTAGTTAAAAAAGATGAAAATCAAACTAAAATGGAATTTAAAGCAGATTCAGGGTCAGGTTCTGACTTTGAATTATAATCTAAATATATCCTGAGTAAATACGGTATCTGCAGTACCTGTTAATAAGCTTAAGTATTTACTTGTATCAGCCCTGGCCAGGTTAAATAAGATAAAATAGCCCATGTGAGCGTTCTTTTATTTAATTGTGAGGAACCGGTGGATATATTTATAATAATGTAGGGTAATATTTCTCAGTAAGGAGTCTATTAGCTGTCCTACAACGGAGTGAATACCGCATAAAGCAGTTAATAGAGAATTTTTTTCAATAATATGGGGGCACTTACTTGCTCCTATATTTATATAAAAGGGGAGGTAAGTGGTAATAGCGCGCGCAACCTCCTTTTTTTATTTTTAGAATTATGATAAGTACAAAAAATTTAGTATTAGATGGATCAAATGTTCCTAGTACTTGGGTTTTTGAGTTCTATCTGGATTTACCAGAGAGATTGAATC